TTAGCTGGAATTGTGATAGCTTGAATGGTATCACCGTTAGGATTAATACTATTAGCAGTTAAGTCAATAACGTTATCTATATAGTATACGTTTCTGCCTCTCTGGGAGTTGCCAGAAGCGGCTTTAAGAACAGCAGTAATATTCGCCATGATTCAATCTCCCTTTACGCTAAGTGATAAGCACAAGTAGCGATTGCTTCTGGGCGAAGTATCTTTCTACCGTACAAATGCATACCACGAACAATATCAGCAAAAGAATCAGGGTCTCTGTAAGTCTCTGTCTTGTTGATTTGCTCGGCAGTAGCTACTGATGAAGAATGACCAGCAACAATTATACCAAAGTCAGTAGAACTGTTAGTACCAGTATTAGATGGTCCAGTACCTATTTTTGGTAAATTATTTGACTGATAAACCTTGAAACCATGTAGGTTGTTTAGGATTAAACCATTCTGTAGTCCAGTACCACCAAAGTCTGCATCAAATAATCTTGAATCTTCATCCTTTAGTACTTCTATAAATACAGGGTCTAATACTAACCATCTACCATTAGTGTCAACATTCTGTTGGTCTAATAGTCTAGACATTCTAGCTATAACAGTTAATGGGTTTCTATCTCCATTAGCAGGAGCTGCAGAAGTAGCTGCACCTGTTCTTGGTAAGATAGCTACAGCATCACCTGCTGAACCACCGAAGTCTCCTGCATCAAGTTTCATTGATGATAAGAGTTCGTCAGAACCTGCAGTTGAAACAGCAACAGTACCATTAGTGGTAGTATTAGCTGTATCAGGTGAACCGTGTATAGCTGATTGCTTATAACCTGACATATAACCAAGTACGTCTTGGTCAAATTGGTCGGCTAGTCTATAAGCTGCTCTATCTGATGCTAACTGCTGAAAGTTAATATGAGAATGAGCTTCTTCAATGTCATCCACTTTAAATGCAAAGTAATTAGCTTTGTCAATTGTAAGTGAAAATTCTTCGTCATCAAGGTCTTGAGGAGTAATAGTTGTTCCTCTTGCATATTCCTTGACTGTTATTTCTGGTTCTTTGATAACCTTAACGGAATCGCCCATATTAGCAATCTCACCAAAGTAATCACTGTTAGTGATAGCTTCAGCGACAGACCCCTTGCGGAAAGCAAGTTGAACCTGTTTGCTGTAAATAATAGGACTAAAATTACCGTTTGGTAAGTTACCATAACCAGCGGCTGATGTAAATGCCATTTAAATCTCCTTTAGATTTATTTAGGTTAAAGTTTAATTTTAGTCTGTTACTTCAATAAGGACCATTCATGCGTTGAGGTTGTACATAGGATAGCTAGTCCTTTGTAGGCTCACATAATTGGGTAGTCTTTGAAGTTAGTGTGCAAAGGTAACATAAGTGTCCAAATATGGGGTTATGTTACACTTCTAGTTACATATAGTTATATTCATAAATAACTATTTGTCAACATTCTTTTTTAATTATCTTGCAGAACCTGACACATCATATATGAAGTTACCTGACCTAATAGCTTCCATTATTGTGTCAGCCTGTTTTTCATAAGCTGCAGCGGACATCTTTTGAACATCAGATTCACGTATCTTTTTACCTGATTCCGCAGTGTCCACTTGAGTTTTTGTAGCTTTCGTACCAACATCCATAGCAGCACTCTTGCTACTTGATGTCGTGCTTTTCTTGTTAATATTTCTATCTGCTTTGTAGAGGTCAATTGCTCTTGCCGCTGACCTTGCATCATTATCGTTCTCATATAGTGCATCCTGTACCCATTTTGGCTGTTCTTCAGCCCATTCGTGAAAATCATCACTGTCTCGTATCTCTCCAAAATCAGGATGAAGTCTCATTAGTTCTGCTTCAGCTTTTTCTTTCTTAGCTTCCACAGACATTTCATCTATTTTTTGTAACCTTGCTTCTAATTGCTCTGATTGCTCTCTTGCCTTTTTCATAGCAATTGTTTCTACAATCTTTGCAACATCAGGGTATTCTGTTGCCCATGCTTCTAAATCTTCATCCGACTTAGGTAGCTTCATTTCTTTCTTAGTTGCTTTATTTAACTGTTCTTTTAAATCATTTAACTGCTTCTGAAATTCTCTTTCTTTTTCTTGGGTATGTCTTCGTAAGTCTCCATAACGCTTTTTAAAAGTTTTCTCTTCAGCAGAAGTCGGTTCTTCTTCACTCTTATCTTCCGATTCTTCAGCCTTAGCTTCAACTTCACCTTTTTGCTCTTTCAGTAGCTGTTCTAATTCTTGTTCTTCTTTTTTTATTCTTTCTTCTTGTGTGTAAGGTTTACTTACAAATGCAACTTTTTTAGGTGTTGCTTCCTTAATCATAGCGTCTGCCATTTAGTTTCTCCTTGGGGTTATCGTAGCCATTATATTGGGGGATAAGTAGCCGTATTATATCATATTATTAAAAAAATGTCAAAGTTTTATGTCCACCCTCCTACACCTGATTCAGCACCTGCTCCAGAAGAGTTGTCGTTGCTGTCATTATTGTCATTACTATCGTTATTACTTGAATAGTCATTATAATCGATTGTCTCTATACCTTTGCCTGTATCTATTGATGGTGGAGCACTATAATCGTTATTATCATCTTGTGGCGTTGGTGGAGAATTTATGGGATTACCTTTACTATCTGTAACATTTGTAGTTGTTCCATTAGAATGCGTATATGTGCCATTATTATTTATACTATAAGAAGTTCCATTTGAATTATATCCTATACCTTTTGAACCACCATTAGCCGCCACATCAGATTTAGCGTCATTATTAAAACCAAACTCGTCTAAATTAGGAGTAACACCAAAATCTTCAACATCAGCTTGTTGTGATGCTGATACAGCACCTAAAACAGTATTTAACATTTTTTCATTTTGTTTTGTTACTTGACTTTTTGATGCGAGCTCTTTAATGCTACTCATTAAATTTGCCATACCCTTTTGTTTTGCAGCTATCTCTGGTGACGGTAATGATGGTTCAGTCTTTCCTATATTCAGTACAGAATTTACAATACCTTTAGCAGTATCTAAAAATCCTTTTTTTTCTTCTTCATTGAAAGAAAAGGAAGAATAAGGCTGTCCTTGACTGGCATTATATATATCTCTAGCAAAATCCATATGAACACGACCTTGTGTTGCTAATTCTTTCTGACCTGCAGCAGACAAATCGTTAAGAGACTTAACACCATATTTATTGGTGACATCTAAAGCTACTTGATGAAAGGCTTTGGCTTGTATTTTACCTAACTCAGCAGTATTAATAGGACCAAAAGCAGTTTTACCACCCGTTTTACTAGCAAGAGATGTTCCTATACCAGAGGCAATAGCAACAAGTGGGTCAGATGTCACAACACTGAACATACTTAGTTGTGCCTTACTAAAATCATTAAAGACATCTCTTAAATCATCATCTAAGCCAAATCTATCAACAGATGCATAATCTAAACCTCCTGATTGAACACCACCTGTAGTGCTATCAGTATCAGAAGTTTCTGATAAGACAGCATCTAATTCAGTTTTCACATCATTTATATTTTTTCTTTTTTCTTCTACGCCTTTTTTAGAAGCCTCTAATATATTTGTAAATCTAGAACCAATATTTTCAGGAACTGTAGTAAAGGAAGTTTTAGACGTTTCCACTGTGTCAGTTTTTCTTTTTAGAAAATCTTCAGCTTTTGGTATATTTGTTACCATACCTCTCATAGGAACTTGTTGCTGTCTTACGTTTAAAGGTTTTTGTTGCACCTCTGTTCGCTGTTGTGGTATTGGTGTTAGAAAAGATTTAGTTAGGTCTGTATTTTCTGTGGTAGGTGTAGTGCCGCCTTCAGCCATTGTTACTACCCCACCTTTGTTAAAATTTACGTTAGTTTCCTCCCCCTCCTCTTCTTCTTCCTCTAAATCAAGGTCTTCCATATCAAATGGAATATCATCAGGTAATGTAGCTTCCTCACTATTACCCATTTGACCCATCTCTTCCATACGTTTAAGCCCTGCTTTAGCTTCTTGTCTCATTTCCATTAGCTTTTCTAAACCTATGAAACGAACCACATCGGCAGGGAATACAAATTCCCCCTCACTTAATTGGGCAGGTATATCATCTCTGACCTCTTCTCGTGTAGAACCTATAGGAACATCGTTGCCTGATACCTCATCAACCATGCCTCCTTCTTCTTTTAGACCACCTTCTTCAAACATCTTCATTTGATTAGGCAAATCTTTTTTAATTTTCTTTTTTTTCTTCACCATTTACCTCTTCCCTTAAAAGTTTAAGTCTTTGAAGAATAGCTATTGCTCCTTGAGACCTATGTAAAGTAATAGTATCACTAGATTGCTCTAGTATTTTATGTTGTTTACTTATTTGTAAATCAATATAATCATTGAAGTGGGTTAGGAGCTTGTGGTTGTTCACCAGCGGCTTGATTTGTTGCAGCACCTGCTTGTCCATCATTTCCTGTAAATCCTTGTTCTCCCGGAACTGGAGCTTGTCCTGTTCCTATTGTTCCACCACCTGCTCCTGTTGGGTCTAGCGGATTAGCACCTGCGGGTGGTTGTCCTTGTTGAGGTGCTCCTCCTGCTTGTGGAGGTCCTTGAAAGCCTTTAAGTAGCTCAGCTTGTACCATTGCCTCATCCATATTATTAGTAACCTTATCAGGGTCTAAATCCATAGCTTTAGCTATTTCTCTGATAATATAATTAAACTTGGCAAAAGGAGCAAGAGCTGGGTTAGATGCCGTTTGTAAGAAAGACATAAGCCTTTGACTCCTGACCTCATTAGCCATTAGACTTTCTGTTCCTCTTGCTATAACCTCTAAATCCCCTTTAATATTTTTATCGAAGTTAAATTGCATATTAAATCTAAATAACCCCTCACCTAAAGGTCTAAGTAAATAATCGTCTATATTTTTAACAACAGTTTTAATACTTCCACTAGCCGCATTCATAAGCATTGATATACCACTTGCTGTTCTACCTACACCTGATACACCTGTTTGACCATGTGCAAATGATGGCATACCTGTACTTTCATCAGCAAGTTGTCTCGCTTTATCAAATAATTGTAAGTTTTCTCCTGATACGTTTGGAAATTTAGTACCAAAAATAGCTTGACCCGGAGCACCTCCTTGCCTTCTAAATACTTTGCCCGGATACACAGATAAGTCCTGTCCGGGAACTAAGTTTGTTTCGTCTACCTCTATAAGCAAATTACCTGATAGTACAGCATTATCTACAGCCATTCTCATAAAACCATTCATAAGAGTCTGTGTATCATCCATGTTCTCAGCAATTCCTACGCCAAAAAAAGAATACGGATTTAATTCATAAGGAGCTGCCATATAAGGTATTGTAGCAGGCTTAAATGGATTAAGAACCATTCTAATTAGCTTGCCATTACATATCCATATATTAGTCTGTAATTCATCGTGGTCTTGTAATTCTTTTGGTATTTCTATTTCATTATCCAAAAGCATATCTACATCACACATACCCCAATACTCTAGAACCTCAAATCTATCAATTCCATGTTCAGGTGCATAATCTGATAAATCATCTTCCCAATATTTCTTATCATAAGACTCACCTTGCTGTATTACTTCATCGATTACACTACTACGAAAGTAAGGTCTTTTCTTTAATGCACGTAATTGTGTTCTAGACATCTTGTGTCTTTCAATTACATATTGTGCTTCATCCATATTTGCAGCGTCAGGGTCTGGATAAAAGTTCCAAACTGATACATGAGATGTTGATGCTATGGTTTTAAAGATAGGATTGTAATTACCTTCATCATCCCAATTAGGATACTCTTTATCTACTGCAAATGGTCCTTTCATTACACCTGTACCAAATAGAGCCATTTCAAAAACAGTGCTTCTTAATTGTTTACTAGCACCTGATTCTTGCAATTGGTCCATGATTTTCTTTTCCATGTTTTTGGCAGCAATCATAGCGGGACTAAATGTAACAGCAGTAGGTGTTTTTCCTACCCCTTCTTCCAAGCCTTCAATTTCGCCCAACTTCTCTTCCAAAGGTCCAAGCATTTCTCGCAGACTTTTTTCCGTAGCTCCTGCAGGTAATTCCTTACCGTCACCTTGAAAGCCATAAGGGGAAGACAAAGATGTTTCACCTTTAAGTTGTTCAGGTTTTTTAGGGTCAAACGACACATCGGAGACCACACCTTCTGGTAACACCGTTGGCTCAACACTAATAGGAAACTTGTGACCTGCAAATAAAACATCAACCATTTGTCCATATGCAGCCAACGTTTTAGTTTTTGTAACTTTAATAAATACTCTTGACTTTTCTGCTTCAGTAAATTGAACATCGCTTCCATATAATCCCCTATAATTTCTATAAGACCTTAACCATCGTTCTTCATCATTATTTCGGTAATCTTCGGCACGTTGATATCTGTCCATAACAAAAGGAATAATGTTTGTTACATCTACATCAGTAACACTACTTTCTTCACTATCCTCTAATGCAATAGATTCTTCGTCTAACATGATTTCATCTTCTTCAGCCATATTTTATTCCTTTAATATCCAAATGTTGAATCAGCTACAGGCATACTACTACTAGGTCTGCCCATTGGGTCGTAATCAAATATACTAAAACGAGGTCTTGACATTATACCATATCGTAGTGCATCATACAAGTGGTCTTCTGCTTTAGTATCTACGTCTTCAGGATTCTTTTTATCTAATGGTATAGATGGTAATTGAGATATCATATTTGTACAAGTTTCAAAGAAAACTAATCTTGGTTCTTCTGTAAACTCATCTACTTGTAATCGTCTATGTATTTCATTCTTTCCTGATACACGACTACCTTTACTTCTATCTGAAGGTCTCCAACGACAACCTTTCATAATCATCTGTTCAGCCAAAGAAGGACCAGTATCACCACGTTTATGCCAAAGAGAGCTATCCAAAACCCCATACTTAATATTTCCATCATCGGCTTCTGCATCTAATATCATATCTGCCAAATCTGTGGCAAGGACTTTACTACAATACAACTCTCTATATACAATAATCTGCTCGTCTGGAGAAACAGCAAACCACAACACGCCACTATAAGAGCCATAACCATAATCACATGCACGAAACTTAACCCAATTTCTTGGAATGTCAAAAGGCTCAACAACATGAATATTCCTATCAAACTCAGAGAAAGCAGCACCTTCTTTAATATCCCAATCACCTTCAAGCAACTGTCTACGTTGGTGTTCAGGCAAGGATAAAAGCATCGACTCATAATCCCCAGTCTGTGCAAGATATGGGTTGTCTGATAATCTTGCGGGAATAAATCGTCTTTTAAATAATGCTTGTCCTTCTTTACTGTGTCCTTTTGGGTATGTGAGTGTATTACCTGATTCAATATCTGTGGCATCAAATTGCTTTCCGTATGGTGCTGGGTCAATAAACATTTTCTTAACCCATTGGTGACCCGGACCTCCGGGGTTTGTTGTTGCTCTCATATACACTGGTAAATCAGGAGCAGTAGAACGCAAACGTGAACGCATATAGTTCCAAGCATACGGAGTAGACCATTGAGTTAATTCGTCAAACCCTATCCAACTAAATGCCAAACCTTGATAACGAAGTACGTCATCATCTCGGTCTAGGTAAGACATCCATAATCTTGCACCTGATGGTGCTTCCCATTGCATCTTTCTTTCTGACCACTTAATACCCTTCCATATTTGAGGATACATTTCCTTAGATTTAAATATAAGTTCTCTAAGTTCTTCTGTTGTGTGTCGCAGTAGCAACCCACTAAATGATGGATGACCCATATATCTTAAAGGGTCTGCAAGCATGGCATATGATTTACCACCTCCTGCTGAACCACC